CGTGCATACGTTCTGTTGAAATATTCAGACAAAGAAGCATCAAAGATCATCTTAAATCGGTTACGCAAAGACCGTATGGTTTATTCACGGCTCCGTTCCACTAAAGCATGGGAAGAGCTCGAAAGAGAAGTTGAAAAATCAGAAAAAAAGGATGAAAGTGAGTCACTTAAAAATCTGGAAAAGATTATCAAACCAAAGGTGACTGATGAAAAAACTTCTACTTAGTTCTGTTTTAGTTGTTTCTTTAGGTGGATGTCTCATGCCGTCAGGGGTTAACCCCTCTTTAGGGTGTTCTCCTATAACTGGATGTACATCTAAGGATTACTATCTTCCCGGCAAGGGGGTTCGTGCGCCGAGACAGAATTTTGGACCTAAAGCAAAAATAGGTGCAGTAGTAGGAACTGTTGGTGGTTCTATGATTGGAGCATCAACGGGCGATCCCTTTATCACTGCGGCCGGTGCTGTCGGTGGTTTAGTTTTGGGTTATAGTATTGGTGATACAATGGATAAGGTTGATGAAATACATGCTACCATTAACCTGAGAAATGCACTCAATAATAATCCTGATGGGGTTTATAGTACATATAAAAACCCAAACAAACGTGTAACCGTTGTTGCGGCGCCAGTTTCGACAAATGGTAATTGCAGAACATTTGAGAATATTCAGATAGTTGGAGATACACAAAAGAAAATTACTGGCAGGGCATGTAAAGTTAACGGCGAATGGGTTCTAAAGGAGTTGAACAAATGATATATTTTACTATAATCGGTGGTATTGTTGTAGCAAATCTTGTTGTTGGTAGTGTAATGTTAATGGTACAATAGATTTACTAGGGGGGTATAGCTCAGTCGGGAGAGCATCTGCTTTGCAAGCAGAAGGTCGTGGGTTCAATTCCCTCTGCCTCCACCAAAAAGGAAAAGGTATGGATGATAATATAATAACCGGCCCCTGGCCAGGATCAGAAGATGAATTAGATGAGTCTGGGAATGAACTGACTGAATATGAACAAGTTGCTGAAGGGTTAACAGAAAAGTTAATTGTCCAAATGATGCATACTATGCAAGAGTGTGGTGTTGATATTAATGAAACTAGTTTCATTAAAGACACTTCTCTTGTAATTGAGTTTGTTAATGCATGTATATATAGAGATATGGGTATAGAACATCCCTTGCATGATTTTTTAGATAATTTTGTTAAAGTTGCTATAAAAAATGAAATGATACATTGCACTGTAGATATTGATTTTATGGCAGATTGTTTAAAGACAGTTGTTGAAGAACTTGAAAATGAAAAAAATGACCCAGAACCAGCTTGAGATAGAATATGATATTAGTTGATATGAATCAAATATCAGTTGCATCTGTAATGATGCATCTGAACATGACCAAACAAACCAAACCAGATGAGAGTATGGTTCGCCATATGATCTTAAATTCTCTGAGAATGTATCGCACACGATTTGTTGAAGAATATGGTGAGCTTGTTTTGTGTTATGATTCCAAACATTATTGGCGTAGGGACTATTATCCCGAATATAAATATAGTCGTAAAAAAACTAGAGACACATCAAAGCATGATTGGGATGCAATCTTTGAAGTATTAAATAATGTTAAAGATGAACTGAAAGAATATTTCCCATACAAACATTTAGAGGTCGATGGTGCAGAGGCTGATGATATAATTGCTGCATTGTGTCTTGAACTTGAATATGATAATGGTAAAACGTTAATACTCTCTGGTGATAAGGATTTTATACAATTACAGAAATTTAGTAATGTATATCAATACAGCCCAATTACTAAGAGATTTATTAATGGTATTGACCCAGAAGATTATTTAAATGAACATATAATGAGGGGTGATAGCGGTGACGGTATACCTAATGTATACTCTCCAGATAACACCTTTGTCGAGGGTCTTCGACAGAAACCATTAAGTAAGAAAAAAATAGCAACTTTGATTGAAGGTGTTTTCCCAAACGATGAGGTCAAACGTAATTATCAACGAAACAAAAAATTGATTGACCTAACCCAATCACCAAATGAACTTTTTCTTGAGTGTCTACAAGCATATCAGACTGCATCAAATGGTGATCGTAGTAAACTATTTAACTATTTTATACAAAAGAGGTTAAAAAACCTCACTGAAGCGATAGGAGATTTTTAATGGCCGTCAGTACATATTATCCGTCTTTTTCTGAAATTTTTGAAAAAGTCAGTAAACTTAAAACTAAGAAAGATAAGGTTGCTTATCTAAAAGAATGGAACACCGATGCACTTCGAATAGTAGTAAAAGCATCATTTGACCCAAAAATTGAATGGTTACTTCCAAAGGGTGAAGTTCCATTTAACCCTAATGAAGCACCAGAGGGTACAGAACATACTACTTTACAGATGGAAGCAAGACAATTATACCGATTTGTAAAGGGTGGAGATAATAACATTACACAAAATAAACGAGAAATATTGTTTGTTCAAATGTTGGAAGGACTACAAGAAAAAGAAGCACATTTATTGGTTGCAGCAAAAGACAAAAGACTCCACCAAGTATATAAAGGACTTTCTAAAAATGTCGTAATGGAAGCATTCGATTGGGATGATAATTATATGGTGGTTGAAAATAACTATCCACAAGCGCCTGGTCCCGCTGCGGGTTAATATAGAGCTGGAATTGATAAATGAAACACTTCAAAACTACTAAAATTACTGTCCGTAATAATAACGTTGACAAAGCACTCAAAGTTTTAAAAAAGAAACTGACGGAAGAGGGACTATTTAATGAACTCAGAGAACGAGAACATTTTATGACCCGTGGAGAAAAACGTAGAAGAGCGAAGGCGGCTGCAAAACGCAGGCATATTCGAACATTAGAAAAAAGAAAACTTGAAGAGGGTTATTAGATATTAAATGAATATATTTGAAACTGCACTTTTATCGGGACTTCTTTTAGTAAATCCTGCTTCTAAAGATACAGAAACAGTATTTACTAAATCGGCAGAATGTCTTGCGTTGAATATGTATTATGAAGCAAGAAACCAAGGAACAGCGGGGTTGATGGGAGTTTCTTCTGTAGTTCTTAATAGAGTTAAAGATTCTAGATTCCCTAATACAATATGTGAAGTAGTAGAACAGGGACCAACCAGAGAAAGTTGGAAGACTCGAAAGATAAAAATTCTGCCTACGGAAGAACGCAAATATTATCCTGTTAAAAATCGTTGTCAATTTTCTTGGTATTGTGATGGTAAATCTGATAAACCGAAAGCAAAAAAACTTTATAAAAAATATTTAAACATATCTAAAGCTATCATAAATAGTGAAGTACCATTTATTGATATTACAGATGGTGCAACATTTTACCATGCTGATTATGTTACACCAGCTTGGGCAAAATCAAAAATTAAGACGGTAGAAATACAAGATCATATTTTTTATCGGTGGAAAAAATGAATTATTTTAGATTTATTGAAAAAAATATAGATACCAAAATAGTTAACAATATTCTCTCTGAAATTCGAAAAAAAGATTGGCATGAACAACCTATATAATAGGTAAAGTGGGGGGTAGTACTATGGTTAGAGAAAGTTATTGGGATTTCATGGGCAGAAAAATGCGTGAAAAAAAACCAAAGACAACTAATCTTAATATAGAAGACTTATTGAAACGTGATATTAATGAAATGCAAAGAACAGTACATTATTTGCAAGTCAGAGTACGAGATTTAACAGATAATGTGAACCAATTAGAACATAAAGTAGAGAATTTGGGCGGTGATCCTAAACAATTAGAATTGAGATTTTGATGCCAACATATACATTTTTTAATGAAACTACAGGAATAGAGTGGGATGAGTTTTTTTCTATGGCTGAGAAAGAAAAATTTCTACTAAAAAATCCTAAAGTTAGACAAGTGATTCAACCTGTCGCTCTTGTAGGCGACCATCTAATGAATGTTGGACCTAAAGTAGATGGGGGGTTTACAGAGAACATGCAACGTATTGCTGCAGCTCATCCAGACTCTCCTATGAATGAAAGGTGGGGTG